CTTTTCCGCCCCGCCTGGCGGCAGCTGACAAGCCCCGCCGACCCCGCCGCGCAACCGCCGCCGCTTGTGATCCTTTATCCCTTTGCCGCTTCCCTTGCCCCGTGCCGCCCGTATCCCGTGCCGCCCTAGGCAAGCCCCGCCCCGCCGCCCTTGCCCCGCCTGGCAAGGCACGGCAACCCCTTGCCGTCGGCGATTGCCGACCGCAACCGCCGCTTGTGATCCATGCCGCCGCCGCCGGCGGAAAGAAAGGGAGGTTTACGAAACAAAGGTAAGCTGATAACCATTGATTTGAATCCTAGGTGACTTACTAATGATTATAACATTAGTAATCTTATCAGGATTCGACCCCCGCACAAAAAATTGAAAAATTTAGGGGGTCGCTGGGTCAGACTCATACTGACCCCCCCCAGGCACAGACTTTTTTTCGCCCGTCTGGTAAAATTTTTCTATAAACGGCCGCGCCCCGAGTTTTTTTGGAAACTTTTCCCCGCACTTTTGCGGAGAATATGTCGATTTAATCTCCGCCCGTCGACACGTCGCCGATCATATGTCGATTGGCTTTAACAAGATATTGGCCAATTAAAGCGGAGCTGATTTGGCGTTAATAACTAAGCCGAACAGCAGCCCGTATTAACGCCGGCGAAAACGTCGACCCCCCAAAATATTTAGACCCCTTTTATTTTTCCAAAGGATTTCCCCCCCATGGGGGTATAAATATTTCATTGCTATTGTTTTTCTAGGCGGTACCCCTAGGGGGGCTATGACGAATACGCTTATGACCCTTGCGGCCACGCTCGCCGCCATGACGCCGGAGGCCCGAGAGAAGGCCCACGTCGTGATCCTTACGAACGCCATCGGGGCGGTCGAGAGCGGGATGAACTACGCAGCCGTCGGGGACGCGGGCAAAGCCGTGGGGGCATGGCAGGTCCATGTGCCAGCCTGGGTGACGGCGAACCAATGGCGGGAGAAGCAGGGCTTGCCGAAGGTTCCGCGCAAGGAGTGGCGGGTGCCTGACAATCAGAGGGCCATCGCCGTGGCCTATGTGACGTGGTGCAAAGAGCGGCTCGTCGCCGACGGCATCGTCGACCCGTCGCCCGAGCAGGTGTACCTTGCGTACACCATGGGCTTCAGCGGCGCGAAGGCCGTAGGCCATTCCCTCGTCACGGCACCTAGGGCTAAGGCCGAGGCTGCGGAGCGAGTGGGCAATATCTACCGGGAACTGATCAAGTGAAGCCCTACCTCTGCATCGACCCGGGTGCCAACGGCGGCTGGGCATATCAAATGCACGGCGACGGTGCCTTTATGCAAGGCAGCAACGACGAGCTGGCAGACCTTTGCCCGACTCCCGACACCACCGTGGTTATCGAAAAGGTGCCGGCGTTCGTCGGCCCTATCCCGGCGTCGGCGTCGTTCAAACTGGGCTACTCCTATGGCTGGATCGTCGGCCTGTGGCAGGGGCGCGGATTCAAGGTGGTGCTGGTGACGCCGCAGGAATGGCAGAAGACCATGGGCGTCGGCACGAAGGGCAAGCGGACGACGACCGATTGGAAGAACACCTTGAAGCGGGAAGCCCAGCGTCGCTTTCCTTTGGTCGAAAAGATTACCCTCAAAACTGCTGACGCATTTTGCTTGCTCTCCCACGCGCAGCAGTTCAACCTCTGACTTCCTCCCATGATCAAGAAACTCATCAAAGTCCCCGCCGCCCGGACGCTCGCTTCCGTCGGCGATTCATCCTACGTCGTCCTTTCGGACGGCACGGTCGCCCGTCGACTGAAGCCCGTGGTCGTCAACGACCATCCGTACTACAACATGAAGATCGACGGCGTCCTGCGTCGCATCTCTGGCCGTCGCCTCATCGAAGCAGCCAAGCTCGCCGCCTGACATGAAGACCGTGCTTTTCTGTTTTCTGCTGCTTACCGCCGTCGCTTTCCTAGGCGTAGCCACGCTCGCTTTTCTCGGCATCGTCAAGGCGCGAAAGGACAAGGGCAAGACCGACGACGACATGGCCATTGGCCTCGCTGCTGCCTTCTGCGCTTGGATCGTCGGGGGCGTTTTCCTTTACCTCGCTTACCTTGCCTCCTAATATGGAATCCAACGAACTGACGCCCGTCGTCACCTCCAACGAACTCGCCGTAGCCGGCGTGTACGACCGCATCTCCGACCCCATGTCGGCGATCAAGACCCTCGGCCTGTCCATCTTCAAGTCCGGCATCTTCGGCCTGGATAAGCCCGAGCAGGGCGAGATTCTGGCCATGCAATGCATGGTCGAAAAGAAGTCCCCGCTGGAACTGGCGCGGACGTACCACTTCATCCAAGGGCAGCTCGCCATCCGCTCGGACGCCCTGCTGGCCAAGTTCCACCAGGCCGGCGGCACCGTCGAATGGGGTGATCGCACCGACGAAAGGGTGACCGCCGTCTTCCGCAAGGGGACGTCGTCCGCCGCCATTGTGGCCGACATGAAGGAGTACGTCGGCAACGGCACCGCACTAGGCAAGGACGGCAAGCCGAAGGACAACTGGAAGAAGTGGCCCCGTCGGATGCTTACCGCCCGTGCGATCAGCGAAGGCGTCCGCCTCATCGCCCCGGAGTGCTGCTTCGGCACCTACACCGTGGAAGAACTCGACGCCACACCCTCCCGTCCCTTGGTCCGAGTGAATACCCTTACGCTCGACGAAATCGTCCCTGAAGCCAAGCGGGACGCCGCCGTCGAAGTCCTTCGGCAGACTGGCCACTTGACTCCTTCTCAGGGCTGGGCAGACATCCCGTCTGACCTTGCCGAGACCCTCTGCAAGAAACCCGGCCCTTTCCTCTCCGCCATCGATTCCCATATTTCCCTATGAGCCACCCCCAAGAAGAAATCGTCCACGAATTCCGCCCCCTGCCCGACCGCACCCCGGAAGAGCAGGTCAAGGCGTTGACCCAGATCGTCCACCAGATGAGCCAGAACTGTTTCGAGGTTCGCCTGGAGCTGAACGACCTGCGGGAGCAGAACGTCGAACTGATGAAGGAACTGCTCTACCTCCGGGGCGTCGCCGACCGCGCCGCCGTCGCCGAATACAAGAACCTTATGAAGAACTAACATGGACGAAACCAAGCTCCTGATCTGCCTGAACATTCTCCTTACGACCCTCGTCATGGTCCTTATCGACTACAAATCCAAAAAATAATCCCATGAACAACCTCATCCCTGAAGACGAATACACCAACCATCCCGGCCTCTCGCAGAGTGGCGCGAAGGAGCTGCTCCGCTCCCCTCGGCACTTTCAGGAATACCTGAACCGTGACCGCAGCGAGCAGACGCCGGCCCAGCGGCTCGGCACCCTGATTCACCTCGCTTCGCTCCAGCCGAAGGTATTCGACGCCACCATCGTCGTCGCCCCGGAGTGCGACAAGCGCACGAAGGAGGGCAAGGAAATCTGGGCTTCTTTCCAGTCCTCCCTTCAGCCTAATCAGGAGGCGATCACCGCCAAGGAAGGCGAGCTGGTTACCGCCGTGTCCATCGCTGCCCGTGCCGGCCTCGACAAATTGATGAAGGACTACAAGGGCATCTCCATGATCACCGAAGTCCCCATGGTCGGCCGTGTCAACGGCACGGACATCAAGGGCAGGCTCGACGCCATCATCAGCACGGAGGACGGCCGACGCATAGTCGTAGATATCAAGACGACCATGGACGCCGGCACCCCGTTTATTCGTGATATCGCCAACTATATGTACTTCCTGCAAGCCGCCTGGTATACGACGCTGGCCCACGCCGACGAGTTCGTGATCCTCGCCGTCGAGAAGGACGCGCCGAACGAATGGGCTTGCTACGCCCTCGACGCCGAGGCAAAGCAGAAGGGACTCGCCCTGATGAACTCCGCCATCGACCTGTTCCGCTCCTGCAACACGTTCAAGCAGTTCCCGGGCTACCCGAAGGAAGTGCAGACCGTCTCGCTCCCGAAGTGGGTGCAGTAATTTCCCATCAACCCATAACCCAAACCCAGCAACATCATGTCGTTCAAGTTCAATCCCAACGCCGCCGAGGACCGTAAGTACGTCTCCAAGGCCGGCACCTACCTCGCCACCGTGCAGGCGTCGAAGCAGGACTACCTCCCGCCCCGCGCCGACCTGTACGCCCGGATCACCTTCGTGACGAACGAGGGCGAGACCGTCTTCGGCGACCTGTTCGCCAAGCCGGACAAGAACGGCGGTCACGAACGCCTGGAGCAGTTCCTTGCTGCCACGGCCACCGACGAGGAGATCAAGGAGTACGTCGCCGGCGGCGAGCTGGAGGTCGACGAGTCCTTCCTTGAGCGTGTCCTCGCCCGTGCCAAGGGCCGGAACCTGAAGGTGCGCGTGACCGAGCGTAAGTACACCAAGAAGGACGGCACGGAGGGGGTGGCCTACCAGGCGTCCTTCTTCACCCGCCTGCCCAACGGCCCGGTGATCGCCCCCTTCTAAAGGGGGGGTATAGGCGGTACCGAAGGGGGAACGAAAGTTCCTCCTTTTTTGTGCTTGTGTTATCCACGGGACGGTGAATAACAGGAGACGCCACCCGCATAATATCCATAACACCCATGAAACTCACCAAGAAACAAGAACTCGCCCTCTCGCTGCTCGACTTCAAGTCGGTCATCGAAGAGTGCGTCGCCGCCGACACCTCCAAGTTCGACGCCTGGACGCACACGATCTGGACCTGCCGCTACACCTACAACGGTGCCGAGGTCGTCTGCCACGGCGGCGAGTCCAACCGTTACTGGTTCGACAAGCGTATCAACGCCTCCGAGCTGCGCGGCATGATGAAGGGCAACCCGAAGGCCGAGTACTTCGTCTTCCGCCGTGGTGCCAAGCGTCCCCAGTACACGATCATCGCTGCCGCCAAGTACGCCGTCGAACCCGAGAAGCCCGTGCTGGTCGACATGACCCCCGCACAGGTCAAGGAAGCCGTGCTTGCCGGCAAGAAGGTGCATTGGATGAACGACCTCTACACGGTTTCCCACCGCAACGGCGAGTGGAACCTTGATTGCGACAGCAGCGATTCGACGTGGGGTCTCATCAAGGCCGACGGCACCTTCGCCAACCATGACGGCAAGAACTTCTTCGTCGCCTAACATGGAACTCAAGCTCCGAGACTATCAGGAAGCCGCCGTGACCGCCGCGCTGACGCACCTGTCCAAGGGCGTCAACCCGCTCGTCATCGCCCCGACTGGTGCCGGCAAGACCGTGATTGCTTCGGCGATTATGACCCGCTGGCAGGCAGGCTCGACCCGCAAGTGCTTCTTCGTCGCCCACCGCAAGGAACTGATTGACCAGGCTGCTATGACGATGACCCGTGCCGGCGTCGTCGGCGAAGCCCTGAGCGTCTTCTCTGCCGACTTCGACCATATCTCCGCCGAAGACAAAGCGTCCGCCCTCGTCGTCTTCGACGAAGCGCACCATGCCGTCGCCTCGTCGTGGGCCAAGTTCAACGCCGTGTTCACCGGCCCGAAGGTCGCCGTGACCGCCACGCCTGACCGCCTCGACCGCCAGAAGCTTGAGACCGTCGGCTTTGTCCCCGCCTACGAGATTGCGATCCGCACCCTTATCGAGCAGGGTCACCTCGTCCGCCCCATGGCCCAGAAGATGCCAGTCGAGATGAGCCTGATTCGTATGCGCGGTTACGAGGACGCCCTAGAAGCCGTGGCCGACAGCATTGTCACCGAACTGAACCGCTGGGACCGCAAGAAGGCCATCTGCTTCCTCCCCGAGGTCGACACGTCCGTCCGCCTGGTCGCCCTGCTCCGCCAGCGCGGCGTCGAAGCCGGACACGCCGACGGCAGCACGGGCAAGTTCCGTGCCGGCACCGTCGACGCCTTTAAGCGGGGCGAGCTGCGTGTCCTGTGCAACGTCAACCTTTTCACCGAGGGCTTCGACGCCCCGGAGACCGATTGCGTGATCCTTCTTCGCCCGACCCAGTCCCGCGCCCTCTGGTGCCAGATGATTGGCCGTGGCCTCCGCACGGCTCCGGGCAAGACCGATTGCCTCATCCTCGACCCCATGTGGATCAGCGGGGAGAATTCCTTCACGCCGGCGGACGCCTTCACGGTTCACCCCCAGGCGAAGGCTCCCGTTATCGAAGGGTCGCATGACCCTCTCGACGCCGCCGACGCCTGCGACCGCCACGCCGAGGAGACCATGCTTCGCCGGATCGCCGCCGAAGAGCAGAGGTCGGCCACTAAGGAGGCTAAGGAGCTGGGGCTGGTCGACCTGTCCGTTGCCTGTGCCGTCTTCGGCTTCGTCCTGCCGGCTGCTACGTCGGATTCCCCCATGTTCCTTTACCAGACCATGGCACTTGCCTGCCATGGCGTCCACGCCCATGGCCTGACGTCTGACCAAGCCGACTGGATGATCGCCCGTCTGAAGGCACGGGAAGCCCTTAATCTGGCCACCGTCAAACAGGTACGCAAGCTCCAGCAGTTCGGGGTGCGCGGTGCCGAGCGTCTGTCCAAGGACTCGGCGTCGAAGGCCATCGGCTCCGACTGGCGGATGCAAAGGGTGTCTAAGCCCAAGTCCCCCCTGCAAAAAATTTACGGCCGCATTTTCGATAACTATGGAGAATAAAAACAACCAGCCGTTGGTCTTTATGATCACCGGCGTCGCCCGCGCGGGGAAGGATACCTTTGCCGCTTATATGATGGAAAAGTTCAACGTGAACGGAAGCCGTTGTGAGGTCTTCAAGTTCGCCGACGTCCTCAAGGAACGGGCGAACGACGTCCTCCGGGCCATGGGGGTCTACAAGCAGGGGGTCGTCGACTTCCATGCGGAAGACTTCAAGGTCAAACATCGGGGGCTGCTGGTCGAACTGGGACGCACCCTTCGGGGGGTCGATAAAGACATCTTCGCTCGGCACCTGAACGCCCAAGTGGCCCTGTTCATGGACTACGCCCCGCTCGACGTCAGGCCGGTGGCCTTGGTCTCGGACTGGCGGTACCTGAACGAGTACCTTTTTCTGGCCAAGCACCTCGACGCGCAGATCGTGACGGTCGAGATTCAGCGTCCAGGCTTCGGGCCTGCGAACGACGAAGAGGCTGGCAGCTTGGCTGACATGATGTCGTCGATGCAGATACTGCATACCCGATTGGCGGTTGACCCCGCCGGCGTCCGCGCCGTAGCGTCTGAAATCTACCACATCTACCGATGAAAATCCAAATCCCAAGCGAGTGGACTGACCTTGATAGGGTCACGCACAAGGTCTGGGCAAACAGAGAGACGAAGCGTCCAGAGTACATCCAGTACTCGCTTTCAATTATTCTGCCCATTGTTAACAAGCAGGTTTATGTCTGCAATCGTCTTTCGCCTATCGAGGTTCAACCCGGACTTTGGGACAGGCTTGCTAAGGACGGCAAAGCAAAGATTGCTCGCATGGCTCGCTTGGAATACTACCGTTTCTACAAATCCCAAATTAAGAAAAAATGAAACCTGACAGAGATCAAATCGACCGCTTGGGCTTTGAGGTCTGGGCTGACAACGCCATCGTGAACATGATGGAAAACCTGCCTCCCGACTGCACGGGCTTCAGTTGCCACGACGACGATATCAGCGTCCAAATCAACTTGGTCGGCAAGGACGTCGTAGGTCGAGTCCGCGCCTACGTTCCGGGCTACGGCTGGAAGCATTACGAACGCACGATCCGTCGTGCCTGCTACGACAACTGATGAGCCGATTCATCCCAGTCGATCCCGAGAAGTGGGCAGCGATGGTTCAAGCCCAGTCCGAGAACCGTCTGCTCAAAGCCGAGGTCGAAAGGCTGAAGAACAACTGCGACTACCTTGACCAGAAACTGGATGAGGAAATTGAAAGGTCGGCGTCTTTCGCAGGAGAGATTTCAAGGCTGAACGATGCAATCATGCGCGGGGCTATCATCCCTGACGCCAAGCCGACCGACGAATGAAGCACCCCAAACGCCTGGGTATGTCCTGCAAGAATACCAAGTTCATCAAGGCCAGCTTGACTCCGGCAGAAGCCAAGCGAGCCGCAATGGTCAACAAAGCCGACCGTGATCGCTGGGCCGAACTCATGGCCAAACCTTGGAACAAATGGCAACCAACCGTCCTAACAACTACGGCAAAATCAAGCAAGCGGTCATCGAAGCACACGCCGCTGGCCTGACCTACGCCGACATCGAGGCCAAGTACGGCTACCGCCGTGCCAGCCTTTACGAAGCCGCCCGATACCTCGGGCTTAACCTTAAACCATCCAAACACCGCAAATGAGAAAACCCCCTATCAACCTGACCGAGTACACCCATAAGATGCCCCGCCGTTGCCATGCCCTGCTGGTGATCCTCGACGGCGGCAAGGTCGAGCATCCAGAGTTCGTGGCCTATAGCCGGGACGAGTTCGCCGACGCCATGGCCAAGTGGAAGCGCACGGTGCTGCCGACGCTCCGCCGGTCAAACGTCGAGTTCTGGGAGCTGCACAACGGCCAGCACGAAGCGGTCAACCTGCTGAACCGATGAACAACTTGAAACGGGTCAACAAGTACGGCAAGCCGCCGGCCCGAACGATCATCCCCCAGGCCATCGGCCGGGGGCTTACGACGAAGGAAACGGCCTACGAATACGGCTATTCCCTCCGTGCCATCCAAGAAGCCGCCAACCGCATGAAGATGTCCTTCGTCTACGCCGGCACAGGGCGACCCCCTAAACACCTGCCTAACAGTAATGAACATCAATAAGGGCTGGAAAAGGTTCATGGCGGTCGGCTGCTCCCACGGGATGTATGCCGACCCGAAGGCCATCGCCGGCGTCCTCAAGTTCAAGGATCGCTTCAAGCCCCACATGACCGTCCACTTGGGCGACTTCGTGGACATGACACCCTTCATGTCGTCTGCGCGGGGCAAGGGCGACGCCGTGGAGCCGGATATCGGCGGGGGGCTTAAGTTCCTAGACCAGCTCCGCCCGAACGTCGTGCTGGCCGGCAACCATGAGGTCCGCCTCTGGCGCGAAGCCGCCTCGGACGACGAAGTTTATTCTGGCTACGCCCTCCGCCTGATTAACGACATCACCGAGCATTGTCGGAAGCGGAAAGCCCTCTTCGTCGAGTACACGGGCATCTGGCAGGCGTTCCAGTTGGCCAACTACAAGTTCACGCACGGCACCGTCTACGGTGAGAACGCACCCCGGGACATGGCCGAGATGTACGGCAACGTGATCTTCGCCCATACCCATAAGGTCGGCCGCATGACGGGTCGACGGGACGATACTCCGACGGGCATCAGCGTCGGCACCCTGACCCGTCGGGGGGCTATGGATTACGCCAATACGCGCAGGGCTACGTTCGCCTGGTCGCAAGGCATGGTCTTTGGCTACTATAACGACGAGAAACTCATACCGTGGGTGCATGAGCAGCCCCACGATCAGGACGAGTGGATTCTGCCCATCTGACATGAAAGCCAACGACGTCCTGAAGAAACTGTGGGCCATCAAAGCCGGACACGCCGACCCTGTGCCAAAGGGCTTCAAGGACATGGAGCAATGGTCGAAGGAATGGGGCGTACATCTTTCGACAGGTCGGGTCTGGTTGATTGAGATGGAGAAGGCCGGCAAGATGAAGAAACTGCGTCTGCGGTTCTTCGACGGTAAGCGGTGCCAGATGAAATACTTTTACGGTTGACGCATAGGGGGTAGGGGGGGGATAAAAGACCCGCCACCATGAAATCAATTGCTTATAGCATTAGAGAAGACGCAATTGCAAAAAACTTTCATTGCAAAGAAGTAGATGTTGCACTTTGCGTAACAGCGTTACGTCCAAGCCCTATGGCACATCACGCCCAGAACTTCATTTTACACTCTTATGAATCACAACCCACGCAAATGAATGAACCCGCACAACCCTCACCCGTCGGAAAAACCATCCGTTACCTCTCCGTCTGCTCCGGCATGGAAGCAGCCAGCGTTGCCTGGCATCCCCTCGGATGGAAGCCCGTCGGATTCTCCGAGATTGAACCTTTCCCCTGCGCCATCCTCAAACACCGATTCCCCGACGTCCCCAATTATGGAAGCCTCACCGAATACCAATCATGGCCTCTTGAACCCGGAGCAATCGACCTTCTGGTCGGAGGAACTCCTTGCCAGTCTTTCTCCGTCGCCGGCCTCCGCAAAGGACTCGCCGACCCTCGGGGCAACCTCGCCCTCACCTTTCTTGGACTGGCTGATCGGCTCAAACCCAAGTGGATTATCTGGGAAAATGTCCCCGGTGTGCTGTCTTCGGGAGGAGGGCGGGACTTTGGTTCCTTCCTCGGGGCGTTGGTCGAACTCGGGTATGGGTTCGCCTACCGAGTGCTGGACGCTCAACACTTCGGAGTTCCCCAGCGTCGTCGTCGAGTCTTCGTTGTCGCGTGTCTTGGAGACTGGCGAGCTGCCGCAGAGGTTCTTTCTCTCCGTGAAGGCTTGCGCGGGTATCTTGCGTCGTGCGGAAAAAAGAGGAAAGGCGTTGCCGCCGATGCTGGAGAAGGCGTTGAGGCAAGCGGCCTCCATCGCACCGTCGGAACTCTTTGTGCCGACACCCACCCAGGAGCCTATTCTGGACAGGACGCCTACACAGGACGCCTGATTCCATGCCCCGACAACGACAGCGTCGGGACATTGTGTGCGCGCGACTTCAAGGGTGTCGGAAATCAATTTGTTCAAGAGGGCAAATGTATCCCTTGTTCTGCCATTCCTATTTACGACCAAACTACGCGACACTCTGAAAAGCAAGGAAATAAGCACGCTGTCGCTACCGTCTACAGTTTTGACTCGTTGGCCTCAAACTCAATGAAGTCTTCAAACCCGATTAGCGGATGCAGGGAGGTGGACTTGGCAAAGACCATTGACACGACAAACCCATGCCCATCCAAGAACCAAGGCGGTTTAGGAATCCTTCAGACCCCTCCGATGGCGGTTCGCCGGCTAACCCCGGTCGAATGCGAACGCCTCCAAGGCTTCCCCGACAACTGGTCTCGCATCTCCTGGAAGGGTAAGCCCGAGGAACAATGCCCCGACGGCCCGCGGTACAAAGCCTGCGGCAACTCCATGGCAGTACCTTGTATGTTTTGGATTGGGAATAGGATTGCCGAGTACGAAGCGAAAGCCTAACTCGGTCAGTCCAAGAGCCACCATGACCACCGAAGATCGTATTTCCGGGGCGAGAGCCTATCTCGCCAAGCTGCCACCCGCCGTCGCCGGCCAAGGCGGACACCCCGCCACCTACCGCGCAGCGAGCATCCTCGCCAACGGGTTCGACCTGCCGTGGTCGGACGCATGGGCGTTGTTGCAGGAGTTCAACGTCCGTTGCTCGCCCCCGTGGAGCGAGAAAGACCTGCGTCACAAATTGAACGACGCCTACGTCAAGCCGCACGAACGCCAGAAGGGCTGGCTAGTCGCCGGCAGGGAGCGTAGGGTCGGTGCGAACGGCCGCTTCGTCTTCGATCCTAGTAGGGTCGCCGAGCTGGCCGACGCCCAGACGCCATTCACGACGGCCGACGTGCTGCTCAACTGCTTCACGAACGAGGACGTCATCTGCATCACGAACGAGGCCGGCCAGACCGAAGACGGCAAGTGGTTCCCGGCGTCCAAGGGTATGTTCCTGACCCGCGCCGAATGGATCACCAAGTTCTTCGGCCCGGGAGCCGTCGGTGCCGGCAAGTTCGCTGCTTCGGAGTCCGGGGCTTGGATTCGTATCAACCCATTCACCCCTGACGACTTCACGGGTACGGACGGTGCGGTGTCAGCCTACCGCCATGTGCTGGTCGAGTTCGATAAGAAGCCGAAGGACGAGCAGGTGGCCATCTTCCAGCAGTCGAACCTGCCCATCAGCCTGCTCGTCGACTCGGGCGGAAAGTCCGTCCACGCCTGGGTGCGGGTCGACGCCGAGACCAAGGAGCAATGGGAGGAACGCCGTAATACGGTGTATGACTATCTGGCCGACCATGAGCCTGACCCTCAGAACAAGAACCCTTCCCGCTGGAGCCGTCTGGGGGGAGTCATGCGCGGGGAGAACGAGCAGAAGATCGTGGCGTTCAAGGTCGGGGCTTCCGACTGGGATGAGTTCATGGTCTGGCGGGAAGGTCAGGACTTCCCCGAGGAGGTCACGACCGACGTCCTTGAGAACTACGACGTCCTGAACGACCCGAACACGGTGATCGGTCACGGCCGCTGGTTGCAGAAGGGCGGCTCCCTGCTCATCACCGCGCAGTCCGGCATCGGCAAGTCTTCCTTCGCAATGCAGATGGCCATGTCGTGGGCTTGCGGACGGGAACTGTTCGGCATCCCGGCGAAGCACCCGCTGAAGATGGGCGTCCTCCAGGCGGAGGGCGACGTCGGCGACATGGCTCAGTCCTTCCAAGGCGTCATGTCGGGCATGAGGCTGAACAATGACGAGAAGGCCATGGTCAGGCAGAACCTACACTTCTTCAACGAATCGTCCAAGCGCGGTAACGACATCATCCAGCTCGCCCGTAAGATCATCGTCCGGCACAAACTCGACGTCATCGTGCTGGACCCGTTGATGGCGTACATCGGCGGGAACATCAATGACAACGTCGACGTCACGAACTTCTGCCGTGGGCTGCTGGAGCCTATGCTCAAGGAGACGGGTTGCATCGCCATCCTGATCCACCACGAAGGCAAGCCAAAGGCCAAGGAGGTCACGGACGGCCAGACCTTCTCGGATATCATGTATAGCGGTACGGGGGGAGCGGAACTTGTGAATTATGTCCGCGCCGTGCTGAACATCCGCCGGGAGTCCAAGGACCAGCCGGTGTTCTCCTTCATGCTGTCGAAGCGTGGCAAGGAGGCGGGGATGCGTACCCCAGACGGAAAGCCTACCCTGACCCTGAAACTGAAACACGCCGATGATCGGGTGTTCTGGGAGGTCGCCCCCTTGGCCGGCGGTTTCGAGCTGCTCAAGGTCGGGCAGCAGTTTAGGCACTTTGAGTCCAAGCCGAAGGTCAGCCGGGGGGCTTTGATTGAGGAACTGGTCGCTGACCACAAGTTGAACCGAGACCAGGCGGAGTCCCTTATCAAGGCCATGGTGACCAACGGCATCATGGAGCCTCGGAAGGTCGGCGCGGCCCTGTACTATCAGGGGACGAAGTACGAAAGTTAAAACCCCCCGAGAGAAACCATCGTCGAGAGGGCCGGAGGGTCGTAAAAAAGACTCCCCCGTGCCTTTCGGTAGAGGGGGGAGCCGTTATACCTGTAGCCCTCTGTAAAGCCCCTAGGAAGCCCGTGGCGGGGCTTTCAGGGTCTGGGGTGACTACTTACCCTTGCGGAGCCTAGAAAGGGCGTAGTCGACCAGTTCTGGGCTTGCGTACCCCGCCATGCCGGCGGCGGCATAGGCTAGGGACTCCGACGAGAAGTACCCCTTGATGGCCATGCCAGTCAGGAGGGCGGTCAGGCCGGCCGTGGCGGTGCGACGGGCGATGTACCCTAGGGACTGCTTTTCGGTCGAGCAGAAGTAGCGGACGAGCCAAGAGATTGACCCGATAGCAATGCCGATGCCCACGTCACGAATCTGGACGGGAATGTCGTCAGGGGTAGGGG